TTAACTGTCTGCACATTAGCAAAGGTAAACGCTGCATCAGCAGAAGCTAGTGTATAAGCACCGCCTGATATATTTATTAAATATTTTCTGATGATTAAAGTATCACCTGCTTGCATGTTGGTTAAGTCAATCCTTAAGCTTAAAGCTACTTCAACTTTTCCTGGGTCTGGAACTTTAGCATATACTACTGTTTCGCCTGCGCCTACTGTCGGTGTATAGCTTGCGCTTAGTCCGCTTCGTGCTGCGTCAAGTGTTTGTTCTAATTGTGTGGTTATGCTTTCAAGCGTGGCCGTGCCGCCTTGTATTGCATTTATCTTTGTTATTACTGGTGCTAAACTGGTTATATGTCCGCCCATTTTATACCTCCTAAGCCCACGCTGTAATTTGCATTACTAACCCTGAGGTTGTACTTGCAAAGTATAGCGTACATGTTGCATAATTTAATCCTTCTTCGGTGTATTCAGCATCATCATTGTACTGTATATATGGTGCTACTGGTGTAGCTACTTTACCTGTAACATAAGCTACTCTAAATTTATAATCACCTGTGCCAAGTTGAGGTTTCATAGAAAACTTCTTAGTATTTGCAGGTAATGCTTGCGAGTATTCAGTATTAAGCGTAGTCATAGTCACATTATACACTGTTGGTGTAGTTGGAATTGATACATCTTTCGTGTTTAACGGATTAGATGCTGTTACCGCTGCCCCTGCCACATTAACGTGTGCTTGGACTTTGTTGGTTGTCCCGTCTGTTGTTTGGTCTATTCCAACCTTGCCTATTACGTCTGAATCCGAACCTAATTCTACCTTTATTTTATCGGTAGAGGAATTAAATATCTTTTCGAATATCTCTGTGATTCTTGGTATACTCATTTTGTCACCGCTTTCTTTGGTAATGGTTTAGGTCTTACCACTACTTCTTTTACTTCTTCTTTTATCTCAACCACTTCATCGTGTTTGTAGCCTAATTTAATCAGCGCATTTATAACGCCTTCGTCGTCAGTTACAAACACCCCGTCCTCAAACTTACATAACTTACAATTTCTTGCACTATTCCATACGATTCCGTTACCGTAAAATTTCATACTTTCCTCCCAAGATTAGAGGGAGCGGATTAACCGCCCCCAACTATTATGATAATGTAACTCCGTCCGATGCCAATATGCGCCATGCAAACGACGCGCCCAACTTAAATCCATACAACACAATAAAATCACCTGCTGTATTTAGCGTAATTTTAGTGTTTCCTGCTGCATTGATTGCTGTTGCTACTGTTATCTCACGCGTTCCGCCACCCGCCAATGTGTCAACCGATATTGCAATCATTTGTCCCGCAAAGGTAGGCACCGCAAGAGTATTTGTTTCTGCTGCGTCTGCTATTGTTAATGCAAGGTTACCGTTGCCTGTAACTGGTATCGCCGCTGCATGTGCTGCTGTGATTGCCCTTGCCATTGGGGTGGTAATTGCCGCAAAGTGAGAGGTATCAACCGACCCCGCTGTGATGTGTTCACTATCAACTGCGTTGTCTGCCAATTTAGTTCCATCAATCGCATCTGCGCCAATCATCGCTTTTAATACTTTAACTGCGCCTATTGCTGTTACCCCTGTTGCGCTAATGGTTATGTCACCAGACACGGTTGCGCTTGTAATATCTGTACCATCACCGATTAATATTTTACCACTACCTTTTGCATCTAAATCTGTCGGTGCATCTGCTGCGCCACCGACTTTGATTGTACCGCGCGTCATGTTAGCCAGTTTGGCGTTAGTGACGTTATCGTCTAATATCTTCGCTGTGATAACTGCATCTGCTCCGATTGCTGTTGCGTCTACCGCGCCTGCTGCAAAATGTGCTGTGTCAATCGACCCGTCTACATAGTGTTCACTATCTACTGCGTTGTCGGCCAGCTGTGCGCCTGTTATCGCATCTGCTGCGATTACCGCTGTTGTGACCTGTAACAACCCGATGTGTGCCGTGTCGATTGCCCCTGCAACTATATGTTCGCTATCAACTGCATTGTCGGCTATCTTTGTGCCATCAATCGCATCTGCGCCGATTTTAGCTGTGGTTACCGCACCATTAATTATTTTTAATGTGGTTACCGCATCATTTACTATCTTTGGCGAGGTTACTGCGTTGTCAAGTATTTTAACTGTGGTTATTGAATCATTGGCAATAACTGCCGCTGGATTCAATGTTTTTGAATTTACACCGTCATGGTCATGTCCGTCTGCTGTTGCAAACAAAACGTCGTGAAATTCATGCTCCGCCCAATCTTTTAACTGTGGGTTTCTTAACTTGTTGTAATTTACGTCTATTGCTCCCATGCTTGTTCCTCCTTTTAAAGTAGACGGGTATATTTCAACCCGTCATTTGTTCCTTTATGCTATTGCTAGCCCTGTCAATGTACCATGTGCAAATTTTGGCCCGTGGTCTAAACCAATCTGCCCGAATATCTGACCGTTTTGTGCTGCGCCTGTTCTTGCCAATTCCTCATAGAATAGGTTACCCTTGTTAGGTACTGGCTGGAACACTGGTGCAATAACGCTCATGTCGTATATACCGAGTATTGCTGCGGGTTGCATTCTGTGCGCTGGTGCTACGCCGATGTTACCAAAATCAGTTTCTAACTGCTTGATGTTTACGCCGCCGACATTTCTGTCCTCTGGTGCATAACCATAAATATTAGATAACTGTTGTTTTTGGAAACCGCCGCAGAATATAACCATGTTTTTGAACATCGCGCCGTTGGTGAACATTTCAAGCAACAGCTCGTCCATGAGTGCTTTACTCAATTTCGCGCCTGCTGCTGCTACTGTGTTAACGGAACACGCTTCAATCATTCCTCTTGTTTGGTTTGATTGGTTTGCTGCTGCCGCTAGCGAATAAGTCCCTTGCAGAAAATGCCATTCAACTCTGCGTGCAATTCCTTCAAGTGCTTTAGCTATCTGCCAATCCAACTCGCTCATAACGTTGTTAGATGCGCCTGCGGTGTTTATACCGAGTAGCCTGCCTTGATTCGATTGCTTAACGTAAGATAGCAACACTTCCGCTTGGAATATCTGTGTTACGTTCTTGATTTGGTCTCGGACGTAATTGATTGGTGATACGCCAGCAATTGACTCGTCCTCTGTGATGTTTTCCTGTGCAAGCGCTTCATGGTCGTACTCGCTCGATGTAGGAAATTCGAAATTGTTTGTTTGTCTGCCACCTGTTAATCCACCAATCATTGATAGAAATGGTGTGTTAATCATGTCGGCTGTGAAGAGTTCCCCCGTATAATTGGGAAGCGCCCACAATGTTCCAGTCGCCTCGTTTGCCATAATTTATTCCTCCTGTTTTTCATTAAAAAAACACCCTTTATATTTGAGTGTTTCGTTTGTTTGTAGCTTTTTTAAAATTTCTACTTTTGCCTCTTTGGTACCCCTTTTTGAGCTAAGGATATTTTTTGCTTTGTTTCGTCAGAAACATGAAATCCAACCATGTTTTTATTGCCAATCTTTGCTTCACTTAGTTTTTTTCTCGTTTCTTCTGACGCTTTCTTCCCTAAGTTAGCTAATCTAAGTTTTTCTTTCTTTTCTTCTGAACATGGCGGCAACTTTCTTCCTGTCATCATTTCAGACATGTGTGCTTTATGTTCTTCTGACCATTTTACCCCTTTTCTACTCGGAGGCGTAATGTTTTTTTGTTTGAGAACTTCGCGAATTTTATCTTTTGTTTCTTGTGAATGATTTTTGTTTTGACAGCCTCCAAACAATCTGTTATATCCACAACTTCTGTCTGTGGCATTATAAAACCCAATCCAATATAACTCGCGTTGATCGCGCTGATCTTCAATACAGGCTTCAAGGATAGAATATTCAAAAGCCTCTAACCCATACTTGTTATAAGATGCCTGTAAATAACTATTGCCATGATACCCGCCTTTTAATTCGCTTTTATGTCCGCGCCATCGCGTGGTACAAGACTTGGATTGTCCGATATACACCTTGTTTGTTATTGTGTTTCTAATGCAATATATACCGGATATATGGTTTTTAATTGGCATACCATCAACTCCTTTTTAACATTATATCATAAAAAGGTGTGGGTGTCAATTTATAACTCCAAACTGTACCGTTTATTTTTTATGTTCCTCTCGGAATATTGCGTTTTTCAACGCTATTGCTTCCGCGGTATTTCCTTTTTTTACCGCTTCCGCGTATTGTGTTTTCATAGTTTCGATTTCCGATAACGCTTGACTCGGTGGCGGATTCACCCCTGTTGACGTACTCGCAATTTTGATTTGCGGGAATTCTTTTGCCAACTCTTCGGCGAGTTCTTTCAAACCTACCGCGTTTCCGTTCTCGTCAATCTTTATCTTGCTACGGTCAATCAATCTTGCTACCAGTTTCGCGTCGAAGCCTTCGAGGCTTTTGATTTCTGCTAATAGCAATCTCTCATTTGCTTTACTCATTGCTGCATTCACGTTGTCGTCAATCATTTTCTTGTACAACGGTGCTTTTGTGACGTCCACCACGTCCTCTGCCGACAATCCTAAAATTGTCTTTACCATTGTTTTTACTGACTCCGCTGCTTCCTCCGCTGCTTTTCTTGCTAACCGATTCTCTTTCGCTTCCTCGCGTATAGTCCGAACGTAATCCTCCGAAAACGTTTTTCCTATTGGCGGTATTGCGGTTGTTTCTGTTGTTGTTATTACGTCTGTTTCTGCCATATCAATGACTCCCTCCGCGCATCTGCGCTTAATGTAACAGTTTTATGACTTGTTTAGGTCACTTTTTTCTGTATACCATACCATCTTTTGACTTTGTGTGTATTGCCTTGTCGTTCCATATATCACTTGGTATCCCGTCGCCATCGTCATACGCAAAACAATAATGCTTTGTTTCCCTTTCGTCTTCGTATATTACGTCAGATTGCGACCACTCGTCTATTTGTTCGTCGTAATGTATACACGTTTTGCATCTGCTACCGTTCATTTGCCAAACACCCTCTCTAACATATTTGTGATATATGCTGGTAACGCTTGCCCAGTTTCTCGCATCGCGAATACCTCTGATAAAAACTCATGGTCGTCTGTTTTTGCATACGACGATATGTTATAAATATCGCCATCTCTTCTTGCCTTGCTGTTTGTTACCATTACGTCCATTATTTTTGCGTTGTCGTCCGCCGTTCTTGCATACGCACCATTTATCATTTTAAACTTTTGGTCTGCCAACACATGCCCGTATTCGTGTGTTATAACGTCCTCAATCTCGTGCCCCGTACGTATTACATTCCCGCGTGAAAACTTTGCCATTTCCTCGTATTTCTTTAATACTTTCTCGTAATATTTTATGTCGCTTTGTCTTGCCTGTTCGCTATAATATGCTTTCGTTTTCGCTTTTTCTAACCACAATTTTGTGTTGTCCACCGCTTCATTGACCTTTTTAGGGAATTCAACATTCGAAGCGTACGACGCAATACTTGGCTTGTTAATAAACGCCTCCCCAAATTTAATCATTTGACGGTTTGCGCTTGCATACGCTTTCGTTCTGCCCGTCTCTATCGATTGCAACACGTCTATTGGATACTTGCGCGTTAAATTAAACAATGTTTCGTTTATTTTGTTTATGTCGTCAAGGTTTTTAAATATATTCTTGTTAACTGTTATGTTAACCGCATATTTATCCATTGCCTTAAACGCCTCGTCTATTGTCTTTGCTGGTACAAACTTAACAACAACGGCTTTAGGTTTTGCAACGACCTTCGGTGCTACTCCCAACGTTCCCGCCCTCTTTTTCGCCCTGTACGCGCTGAACGTTTTTGGCACGCTCTGTGGGTCTTTTGCTTTTTCCTTTTCCCACTCCGCCCTGTCGCTTCTGCGCCGTGCTTTAACCGCTTGCTCTTTGTTGTAATTGTCAACGCTTCTCTTGTCCGATGCCGTTAACTCAAACGGTCTGTTTGACTCCGCCTTCGTCTGTGCTGGGTTATCGTCAAATTTAATTATGTATGGCACCGCGCTGTGTGTGCAATTAGGGTGTATTGTTGAATGTCCACCGCTAAATACGTCGTCTAACTTTGGATACCCCGCCGTGTTGCCCGAAATGCTGTATACCCTGCCCTCATACACCGCGCATATCTCACACGTCGAGAAATGTGACGGTATCTTTACTAAGTCATACCCCGCATCTTGCACCGCTTGCATTGATGCTTTATTTGCAGCTTCTCTTGTTGTTGTTCGTGCGACCATCGACGCATACGCATCTGCTTTTATTAATCTACCATTTTTATCCTTAATTGCGGGTATCCCGTTGTCTTTTAACTTCTCGAGTAAAACGTTTTTTATTTCCTTTACGCCACCGCCTACGCCCGACGCCACCGCTTCTAACCCCGCCTGCCTTATGTTGTCTTCGATTGACCTACCTATAAATTGATTTGCGTCTTGTAAACTTCCAACGGTGTTGTTAATTAACGTTTTCATTACCCGATTGTTTGCGGCTATGTCCGACACGTTTATGTTTGCTGCTCGGTATGTTTCTAACACTTTGTCTATGCCTTGATTGTACGCGTCGGTTATTTCGCCATTCGCCCACTTCCCCGCAAATTCGTCCAGCACCTCTATCTCTTGGTTAATGCTCGTCATTAACTTCCTTCTGTATGACGTCGCGTTGCCCCGTGCTTCTTGCGCCTCGACTATCTTTAACATTCTATCCATCGACGCTCTATATTCGTCTCTCAACCGCTGAATGTTTTCTGGTATTGGCTTTGGCATATTTACACCAAAAACAACGTATATATTGCCCCTTCTTTCCCAAACCAAAACAACCCCGTCTTCTTTTTCGCTACCCATTCGTTGTTAACAAACTTTTCAGATATGACCCGTCTAAACCTCAATCTGCTCATCTTGCGCCTCCTGTTCTTCGCTTTCCTCGCCCTGCGCAATTTCTGGTATGCTGACGGGTGTTGATTCCTCGTCGCTGATACGCGCCATTTCTTCATCGGCTTCTTCGTCTGTCATACCATCATATACTTTCAACGCCCTGTACTGCGACATTGTTGCTTTGTCCGCTGTTCTGGACTTCATAATTGCAGCCTCTTCAACTGGGTCGCTCGGTAATCCGTCCGCCCACTTAATCGCTACGTCAGTTATTTTCTTTATGCCTATACCGCCTAATTCACTGCATAACTGTATCGCCTGCTTTAACGCTGGGTCGAATCTCATGCGTACGCGATTAACCTTTGCCAACGGCGAAATCATTAACCTCTTTAACGCGCTACCCGACGGCACCTGTCCTGTTGATGTGCTTAAATCGCCAAACACCGCACTACCCATTTCACTTATTGTATATAACATTTGTGTTAACTTGTCGATTTGCTTGAAATTCGCTTCCAATTGCCCGTCCCATGTGATGTACTTAACTTCTGGGTCGTCGTTTGTGTCTCTCGCGAAATACCCGCCCATCTTCAACCTGTACTCGCCTGTAATAGGGTCGCGCTCTAACGCTGACGCTGCACCTTGTACGCTTGGATTTGCGTGTTTGTCTAATATTCTGTCTATCTGTCCCACGCGCACCATTATATCCGCTACTATGCTGTCGATATCTGTATAATCGTCCATACCTGTTATTCTGTCTGATACCAATATGTTAGGTATCTGTATAATTGCGAAATCCGATAACCCCGTCCGAACAACCGTACGCGCCTCTGTTTCTTTCGCTATGGTTTCGCCGTCTAATTTATATGTCCTCGTTTCGTACGAACCCCGATAATGTATTCTAACGTTTAATGTGTCCCCGTCCGCCCATGCGATAACGTGATTCACAATCTTATGTATGTTCTTGATATCCACTACTGGATACCATATACACGGCTGTGTAATATCAATGCCCTCTTTGCTAATTTCTAAAAGCCCGTCGCCATACCTCGACACGTCAATCGCTGCTTGGTATGCCGTGTTGATTAAATCGCTCGTCTTTATTATCTCGTCAATCGTTTCCTGCGACGTCTTTGACGTGATGCTTGGTACCTCGCCTAATAATAAATCTGCTACCTTCAAGCTCATTAATTTTTGATAATTAAAAATAACTGGATACGATACGATGTCTTGAAAATTAGATATAACACGCTCAATGCGCTTCAATTCTTCCTTATACACTTCCGCGTGATTACATTCAAATAACGCTCTATGCTCGTTGTATGTCTTAATCCTGTCTCGCTCACACTCGGGCGGGAACACCTCGCCAATGTCTAAAAAACTCAAACTTGTTAACACGTTGTACCCTCCCCTTGTATAATATATTCCCACGCATACCCACCTGTGTGTTTTCTTTTTCCAACACATACCCGTGTTATGTGCGTGCTTTTTAGATTATAATGCTCTGCTGCTTCTTTAATTGATTCAAACTTTATGCCTGTGTCAATGTTTAATACCGCCCTTTTAATTTTTTCAATAGACGCCAACCTTGCTTTGTCCATGCTTTTATAATTGCCTTTTCTGTCTTCTGACCATTTTTGTTTTTGTTCGTCGGAATGCGTCTTTCCAAAAAACGGGTTATTTTTACCTAAATAAACCCCATCTTTTTTTCTTCTTTGCTTTTCTTTTGTTTCTAGCGTGTGTCCGTATCCTAACGTGTTTCCTGCTATTCTACATATGTTTAATTCTGGATTCACCTTATCAATATGCGCTTGTTCGTATGCAAGCATCTTTTCTTTGTCCTCTACTTCTTCAATTATAGTAAAAATCAACGACTCCGCCCCATATTTATTAAACATATTTTGTAGATACTTATTTGAATGCTTCCCACTTTTTAATTTCCTCAAGTGCTCCGCCCATCGCTTTTTAAATCCTACCGTTGTGCTCCATATATATTTCTTTTCGTTTATTTGTATTTGGTATACGCCTATTCTCATTGTTTGCCCTATCCTTATATGTTTATGTTTACGAACCCAATTGATGTCTTTGCTTCCCTCTCTAACGCATATCTCAACGCTGAAATTAAATGGTCACGCTTTCCAACCGGTATTGGTATTACATTCCCTTGTTTGTCCTCTTGCCATTTATACTGCGCTATCTCATTTTTAAAATTCTGACAACGCATATCAACAAATATTTTGTGCTGTTGTAACCATTGTAACCCGTGTTGCACGCTGTCCTTGCCCTTCTTTGCGCCTAACGCAGAAATACCCTCGTTTTTTAATTCCTGTATGGACTTCGGCTCTGCTGAATCACAAGTTACGTATTCGTATCCAATTATGTTTTTTATTTCGCGTGCCAATACATCATTGGTTAATCCTTTTTCATACAATTCGTCTAACACATATATGCTTTTATGTTTGCGGTCATAATGCACCCTAATTAATGCTGCTTCATCTTCTGCAAAGCCAAAATCCAAACCATTGCAATAATTATCAGCCGTTTTCCTCATTTCTGATAAATCCTCAACCGACCAATTCTTGAATATTACCGCGCCCAACACGCCCCAATTGCCTAACGTGTAAACGTTGTAATAATATTCGTCCGTTTCGTTCTCTAATAATTTTTTATCGTCCTCTGTTAAAAACGCGTTGTCCTTGTACGTTGTTTTTAATATTGCGACCCCGTTGCCTTTAAATTCGCGCTTACTATCTTCCCAACCATTAAAAAACTCTGTATATATCCACGACGTTTTTAATATCGGATTAAATGTTATTATCACCTGCTTCTTCCCCGACGTTTCGCCACGCAACCGCTTCGTTAATTCTTTGTAACTCTGATAGCTGACTTCTGTGCCTTCCTCTATCCATATCTTTTCTATTACTCCCTTTATTGGTGTAATAGACTTTAGCTTCTGTGCGTCGTCTAACCCCGCAAACAATATTTGATTCCTGTTTTTCTTATATGTTATTACCATGTCCGTCTTGTTGACACTGAACGCGCCTTCTAAATCGTACATCGTAATACATTTCTGTATTTCGTTGAATACGCTCGCCCGAATTGTCTTCGCAACGTTACGCACAACCAAATAACTCCCTATACCCGACGTAATGTCCGCAATAACCTTCTGCGCCATAAATACTGACTTTCCCGACGACGAGCCCCCATATAATATAATAACGTCTACGTCCTCACATTGCTTTATGTACGGCAAATATATTTTATTTACCCTCATTTCCATGTTATACGCCTACTATCTTGATTGATATTTCCCCGCCGTCCTTGCCCGTGACCTCGTTCTTGTCTACTTGCGATAAATACTGCTTTCCTAACCATATTAACATTGTAGAATTGCCCTTCTCTGCCGCTTTCCATTGCATACGTCTTAATGATGCGTGCCCCTCTTGTCTTTTTGAATGATATACGCGACAAAACTCTTTGTCCCGTTGCATCGTCCGCACGTCTACGCCTAATATGCCCTCTAATTCTAACTCCGTGCACTGTATTGCGGCTAACTTACCGACCAGTTCATAATCGATTGTTTTCTTCGGCCTTCCCCCTGCGTGCATTGCTTGCCAACCCTTTCTTTGTGTTTATATGCCTGCTATTGGTACGTGCAATATAGGGTTATAATCTACGTTTGCCCGTGTTTTTAATGTGTTGCTGTTCTTACCCTTGTCCCTTTGTATTATCTCGCTTCCCCATTTTTGCTGTAACAAATCAAATTGCTCGCGCTCTCTGTTGTGATTCCTTATCGTTGCACAACCTCCCGCTTGTTTTGTTTAACGCTGCGTTCGCGGCTTTTTCTTTCGCGTCGTCAAAATCAACCACAACGCACTCTACTTCTTTGTCACCCTGTGCTTTTAATATTTTAAATCGTTGGTGCCCTCCAACTATGTTTCCTGTTCTTTTGTTCCACACAATAGGCTCTATATATCCAAACGTTTCTATGCTGTTTTTTATATGTTGATATTGTTTATCCGCTGGCTTTAAATCCTTTCTAGGATTATACTTGGCTGGCTTCATTTCTTTAACGTCAACCATTTGTATTGTCATATTTCCCCCTGTTCTAATCCATTGACTCCCGCCCCTGCCCGCTTTTACGCTTATGGATTTCATACCCAACAAAAAAGACGCCATATCAGTTACGGCATCTTTTGCTCTCGCTTATTTAGCTATCTTCACTAACTATTAACATTATAGCAAATACCCCTCTTAACTGTCAACACTTTTTCCGAAATTTTCTTACAATCTCAGTTTTCTTTCTACTGCGAATAAATCTCTCGCCATTTTCAACGCCCTGTATATGTCTCTTTCCGTTGCCCCAACCTTTTCGCAAACCTCGCTTACTTTAATTTTTATTTCACCCCGTTCCTTGCACTCCGCACAATATACCGTTTCTACCGCTGTTTTTGCCTTCGTGTGTCCGTTTGCGTCTAATATCTTTATTACATTGTCTACCGCTATTAAGTCCTCTATTTCCGCGTGTTTTTCGTCGTATACGCGTTCTCGATGTATCAACGCCGCCTCTGTTGGGTTGCTAACTCCCGCTCCCCCCTTGTCCATGTCGCACAACTTGTTGTTTATGTACTTTTCCACGCCCCCGCTTTGATAATAAAATCTAAATGCGTCGCTTGCATAATCCCTAATGTGGTCAAACTTCATAACATCACCTCGCCTATTTTCTGCAATTCTGCTATGTACGCCCGTCTTGCGTCTTCTTCGATACAATACGCCCCTATCCGTATTTTCTTCCCCTCTATGCGTATATGTGCCATCCACTTATCTCTTTCCTTTGCCACGCCTACGTATTTTGACACCTTGCTCTCGTGCCTGTTCTGCGCGTTTTGCCTCACCGTTACACTCCTAATGTTTTCCCTTACATTATTCAACCCGTCCCCGTCGATGTGGTCGGTGCATCTGCCTCCGCCTAATATTTCACGGTGCATATATACCGCCTCGCACTTCCCGTTTGTTACCACCGTTCTAACCGCATACGTTAAATTTTTTGCAACTGTGTTTTTCCGCCACTTGTTTACATTAATTCTTTCGTAATCTTCGTCGCTTACGCGCGCCACCCCTCCGTTTGTTAATTGTATTTCTCTCACCTTTTACACTCCTTCCCGCACTTTGAACAAATATGCGTCAATCTCTTATACAACGGTTTTTTGTTTAGAATTAATATTCTTAACTTGTAATTGTGAAAGCAGGTTATTTGCTTCCAAAACTTATTCATCTGTTTTGCTCCTCTATATCGACAAATCTGCTTTTATAATACCAATGCTCTTCTCCTCTATCGTCTTTAATGTAATAGGTTTTGGTTGCTGGTGCTTCTTTTTTTGCTTCGTACTCTTTGCCTATCGTTAGTTCACTCTCGCATGTGTTGCCCACGCAAACCACAATCTTTTTCTTTGGTTCTGCTGTCTTTGTTTCAACTTTCCACTTATCCATTTCCTCTCTAACCATTTTCCCACCATATGCCTTTTTAGCCATACATATAAGCAAGCCTTTCTCTGCATTATATGTATCGTGTTCATCGCACTTGGCTATGGTTTTTGTGCCATCGTCCCATATAATAATGGTTGCAGGTGGGTTGTAGATGACTTTTTGAATAAGTGGAGTTGTTACCTCTTTAAACCTTGATGCTGATGCGTACATATAGGTACCATTGTCGCATTCGTGTATCTTATATGTTCTCCCATCGTTTTCTACGCTTACTAAGTATTTTCTCCCTACTGTCAAAAATTCTTCTGCTCTATCGTTGTTAATACATTTTACTGTCATTTTTCTTCCTCCTTTTTCCACTCGCTTTTCAGCTCTGCCCAATTCAATATTTTCAACTTTGCAATGTTGTACCCTATTACCCCAGTAGATATTCCGTAGAATATTACAAAAGGTATATTGCCTATTGAGTAATTATCTCGCAAGGCTATAAGGGTTGTTGTTGCTGATATTGCTATGACTAAGCTAATTATTCTTTTCATCGTTTTTCCTCCTCTACTTTTTATGGGTAATTTATCCTCTCTTCTAAGAGCTTGCTCTGTGCCCATCTCTCCATTGTTTGCAATTATGACTTCCCACTGCGTTGACGGAGAGCTACAAGTAAACTCCACAAGATCATCTTCTGGTGCCGTTATTCCAGAAGGAGTGTCGTGCAAAGTTTTTTGTTTTGCTTGTAATTTATTAATGTCTTGAAGCATTTTCTCATAGAATATTTTGTTCATTGCTTTTCCTCCTTAAATAATTTATATGCTAATTTGAGATGCTCACCAATTTTGTCTATGTCTTTACCATTGAACTTGAAATGGCTTAGTCCAATTGGGCAAAACTGTGTATCAAATTTATGATTACTGCACTCTTTAGGTCTGCTCTCGTATATAGTACAAAAACAATATTTGTCTTTCCATATAAGGTGAGGACACTCTCCGCCATTAATCGGGCTCATTCTTGAACAACAATCTCCACAGTGTAAACAATACATCTGATTTATTCCCCCTTAAACAATCTTGCTGTTTTACGCTTAACGCTCATGCGATTCCACCATGTTTCAAGCCTGCACACTTTTAACACTCTAAACAAACTCGGTCTTTGCTGCTCTACCTTTACAATGTCGCCCTCCTTGAGTTTTTGGTTTGAATACACTATATTGTACCCTGTTTGTGTCCTCCATCTTGCCATTAATTCTATGTAGTATTGGTCTTCTATTTCGTCAATTTGTATTTTCATATGTTTTGCTCCTCCTCTATAACTTCAAATCTATCCTTGTTAAACCATGATTCTTTATTGTCATCTGTTGTAATAACATAAAATGTTTTTATGCCGGAAATGTCTTGCGGTTCATATACCTTTCCAATGGTTAAATATTTTTCAAATCCAACATTGTTAATGCATTTGACTTTCATTTTTGCTCCTCTCCAAATCTTTTTTAGTAGTCTTAACTATCTCCCTACTGTTGTTGCTGTTCAATATGTCTACTAATTCCTCAATAAACTTACCTAAACTTTGTATTCTTACTGATAATCTCCCTGCTTCGTTAGCATCAATGTATAAATTTTCCTCGTGAACGAAGTAGGTTACACCTATAAATTGTTCGGAGTCCCATGGTAGATAGCCTAATTCGGATAGTTTCATTTTTTGTATTGGTTTCATGTAGCTTCACCATAATAATCCTTTATAACCCTGATAGCTTCATCTGCACCTTTGCATATATCTACCCTGTAAAATTGCTGTTTTAGCTTGATTATGTACTCGTCTTGCTTGTCTGATAACACACCTCCTTTTATGCGCTTCATCTCGATAAATAGTCCATGATATACTCCGTTTGCTACTGGCAGAAATACATCCGGCACCCCCGGTTTTACTCCTTGCTGTTGTAGGTGTACCGCTTCGATTATGTTTCTTGAGCCGCCATTTGGAATTGAAAACATTAATTCAATAAACGGATATTTATTCTTGTTCAATTCCGCCCATCGGAATAGCACAACTTGTTCTTCGCACTCCTTTGGTATTAATTCTTTAATATTTGATACATGGCTTGTCTTGTTTTTGCGTTTTTGTGACTTTACCTTAACTTGTGTGTCCTCGCATTTAAAAGGCAATTTTGGCTCATTCTGTGCCTGTATGATTTTGTTGAAGTGTTCTTGTGTTATTCGTGTCATGTTGGTCCTCCTTTTAATATTTAACTCCGATATAATCTAATACTTTACCTAACCCTAAGCCGTTTTCTTCTGTCGGTCTAATGCAATAATCGTACATTTTTGGGTGTGTTATTTTCATGCGCTGAAATCTGTTGGGTTCCTTTTCTAAATGACAACCAAACATACAGAACATGCACCCTGTTCGTTGCTCCCCTGTTGTATGTAACGGTCTGCCTGTGTCGTCCCCGAACAAACTTATCTGCCCTTCTAAGTCATCTTCAATTTCTCCATAAATAGTCGAATATGGAATGTTAAATTTTTTTATGTATTGTAATATATCTTGCTCTTTCCAAAACGATAAAGGTTTCGATATTGGCGGTTTTGTGTCGAACGCGTTGCATCCAGTTTTTAACCATGCTTGTTTTCTTTGTCCCGATTCATCTGCTGTTGTGCCAACAAAGGCTCTTGTTCTTTTTTGATATACTTTTAATGGCTTTTTTTTTATTTCTTCGCAGCACTTGCTTGATATGCAAAACGGCGCGTTAATTAAATATTTATATTTTTTATATCTTTGCTTAAACTCGTCCCTGTTGCCTTTTGGGTCTTCCCCGTTAAATCGGTTGGTTGCCCACACTTTGCTTTTTTTTGCATAGTATACCATCTTTGCCACCTCTTTGCTTATAACTGGATACCCATACTTTTTTATAACCTCAACGAATGTCGTTGCAGGCTTTACCCATGTTACATTATCTATTGTTTTTACAAATTCTCTTATCTCTGGATATTCTAATCCTGTATCAGCAAAGACCGCTTCGACATCTGGATACATTTCTCTGACTATGTGTAACAAAACTGTGCTATCTTTACCGCCACTAAATGACACATTTACATCGCCCTCCCAATGCTCGTACCATTCTCTTATGCGTTGTTTTGTTTTTTCTATTTTGACTTCTAGTGGTAAAGATTGCAGTTGTTTTAATTGCCACATCTCATGTGTCATTTATCTGCTCCCCCTTTGTAAATTAAAATTGCCAAGACGATTAAAAAAATAAGTGATAGTATTGCAAGGTTTAATAATATTTCACTCATTGCCATCACCTATTTTCTTTACGCTGTTAGTTAACATCTGCTTAACTGATTCAGGTAGCTTGTCCAGTGCTTTTTCTCGCTTTGATATTTCTTCGTATGACTTACGAAACCCACTTGCAATTACCGATGCAACTATGTTGGCGTCCATTTGTGAATACTCTCGCATGAGATTAGCTGAACCAATCGCTTTTTGAATTGCCACTGGTAACTTGTTAAACTCTAAGTCAGCATGATAACCACTATTACAGATGCCTGCATAAGCTAAATCCCATGCTTGACTTGTGGTAATTTCGTTTGTTTGAGTGAATAGTCGGAGCTTGTCCTTTATGTCAGCTATTGTTGGAGGGAATTTGCATGTGTTTATAACTGACTTTACTGCTTGAAGCGTTTCTATGTAGCTATCATCTTCAAACATCATGTGCCACACTTCGATTGTTTCTAATCCTTCTTTAACTGTCATGTCTTTAAATGATGATGGATATGATGTTTTAATTAACCCAAGTATTACGGTTATCTGTTCTTTTGTCATCGTTTTCTCCTCTCAGTATTTTTGCAAACACATTGCCTGTTTCTTCTTCTTTCCGCTTTGACACCTTTTGGTTTAGATAGCCCTCAAACTTATTACTAAATAATGTTTCAGGTCTTAAATACATCTCCATGTCAGTTCCAATCCATTCAACACATTTTTTATCAATCACATCATAGAAGTTTTGAATAGTATATTTATCCTCACCCTCTCTTTCATTAAGGCGTGCGTTAATTAAATCTTTTGTTTTTTGTGAGGCGTGCTTATAGTTTGTCCCTGCTCTTAAATTTAAGTAGTTGGTAATTTCCTTGTATGGCTCATTGCTTGTCAGTAAAACACCCTCACCATCTTTTGCTTTATTAGGTGGTCTTGTTTTTTTAATTGTTTCTTTTTTTGCCACGCCTATTACTATCTCCCTATTACCTATTTCTTTTATCCCTATTACTGTTTCCCTATTACCTATTACTGTGTTCTGGTGCTTGTCTTGTTCTTGCACCGTGCTAACACTGTGCTTGTATGGTGCTAATACTCCACTTTCTAATGTTGGTATGATACTTTCCGATTCTTTTATATGTGGGTTTTGATGTACTGCAAACTTGTTAATCTGTATGTATTGTGTATTGTCTACCACATATCTTAATATAAAGTGTTCTTGTGAAAAGTATAGCAACTCAAGTAAGTTGTCAACATCAACATTATCATAGGGCATTAATGACGCTTTGATTTTTAATGGTCTATCCTCAAGTCTACCCTCTCTGTCAGCTATGCACCATAAACCAATAAATAATAATCGTGCTTCAAATGGCAGCGCAGATAAGTATTCATTCATAAAAAAGCCAGGTTTTATTGTTCTTGCTCTTGCCATTTACTTTCCCTCACTCTCTAAATATTCATTTAGAATCATTCTGACTAAACTCACAAAACTCAATCCTTTTTTTGTAGCCATAGCCTGTAATATTTCGTATGGCTCGCGCTTAATTGTAATATTCCTATTTACATTTAAACTTTTTCCTCTCATTTTATCACCACCTTTTACTATATTATACCATTATTATTATACATAATCAAGAGTTATCTCGGCAGGAGAGGGATTATCTCCCCCTCGCTAAAATGGTAGACTTTCGTCTGCATCTGATTGCTTTGAAGTAGGTTGATTGCTTTGTTGTGTTGGCGTAGCTTTATCGCCGCAAAAATAACATTCCTCAACGATGACATTAGTTGAATATTTCTTTACATTATCTTTATCAACCCATGAATCAATTTTTAAATTGCCTGTGATAGCTATCATTTTTCCTTTCTCAAAATATGAAGATATAAAAATTGCTGTTTTGCCAAAAGCTACGCAATTAATAAAATCTGCTGTTTTTTCTCCTTTTGAATGTCTATCTACTGCAATAGTGATTTTAGTAATTTCCATTCCTGTTTGCGATTGTGTAAATTCAGGATCCTTTACGAGTCTTCCAAGTAAAATTACTTTGTTCATTTTGTTACCTCCGTAAATAAATTGTTTTGTGCCGTTTCTTCTTCTCCTGGTATTAATTCTTCAATTCTTGGTTGTGATTTGTGTATGCTTATTCTTTTGTTAGCCATTATGCAATATTCTTCTGCTATTTCAAAACCTATATAATTTCTGTTATTTAATATTGCCATTTTTGCGGTAGTACCACTTCCCATAAAAGGATCAAGAACAATATCACCTTCATTACTCCAAGATAGAATATGTCTCTCACATAATTCATCTGGGAAAATTGCTGGATGTTTATAAGCTATATTATCTTTTGTTGTACGCATGAATCCTGTATTTATAATCCAAACATTATCCATTTTTCTCTCATCTTTACCTTTTTCATACTTCATAGCTTTTGTTGTTCCGTCTTTTTGTCTGGTAGTGCTAATTTCTTTTGTATTTTTTTTCCATATTGTTTTTTGTGTTTGAATATTAGTCGTCAAGGGTTTACCTTTAGACAAAACAAACATATATTCAAATTGTTGATAATATCTATTTGTCGGTGGAAAGGGATAACTGTTTTTCTGATAAATCATAGTATCGTGAATATTAAATCCAATATCTTTGAAATATAAAGCGTGATTAAAAGAAGTCAATGTTTCGCTTCCATTCTTATCATGTCCGTCACCTATTATCCAAACTACTACTCCACCTTGTTTTGTAACTCTATATAATTCTTTGGCAACACCCTCAAAATCCCATGAAAAACCATTGTATTTTCTTAAATTGTCATATGGAGGTGAAGTTACAGTTAAATCTATGCTATTATCTGGAAGTAATTTAATTCCCTCTAAACAATCCATATTATGTATAACATTCATTTCTAACACATTTACCCCTCCAATTTTTTAATTAAATTATTTATTTCATCATCTAATATTGTTTGTATGCCTAACTCTTTAGCTTCACTCACCACCCCATCTATAAATATTCCCATTGATTTACTGTCATATCGGCTA